ATGGAAATCAATTATCAAAAACTATCTTCAAGATATCCAGAGGGAACTTTTTCTGTTCATAAATCAGAAAATCGTGTAGAAGGAGATTTATAAAATAACTAATTTTCTCTTTTGATGATTTTTTTTTTATAAATAACTAAAAAGTATTTGTAAAAATGGACGCACAAGACTATCGCAATCTTCAAGAAGCATATACTGCGGTTTATGATGAAGATCTCAGAGATGAGTTGGAAGAGATGTCTGATAATTTTTTTGGAGTTGAAAATCTTTCTGATGAAGAAATTGCTGAAATTATTGATGAAACAATTGATGAGATGCTTGATGAAGGATATTATTTTGGTGAAATAGAATATCTTCTTGAAGGAGTTCTTTTAGAATTAAATCCTTATGCACCTGCGGGTTCTAAGGAGTCTCAAAAATACGCAAGATCAACAACTGCAACCAAGAGACGTGAAGAAGCAAAAGCAGCAAGACAAGCAGCAGTATCTAAAGTAAAAGGTGCTGTCAAGTCTGCACTTGAAAGAGCAAGAGGAGCAGTTGGATCTGGAGTTGAAAGAACAAGAGGAGCAGTTGGATCTGGAGTTGAAAGAGTAGGAAAAGCAGTTGGGTCTGGAGTTGAAAGAGTAGGAAAAGCAGGTGCAACAGCTGTTTCAAACATCAAAGATAGAATTTCAAACATCAAAGATAGAATCAAGACAAAGATTGCTCAAGCACAAGCAGGTGCTTCTAGTGCTGCAAGAAGAACAGGACAAGCAGCTAAGAGTTTTGTTGGCAAGACAGCACGCAGTGTTGCTTCTGGTGCTGGTGCTGTTGCATCTAGACTTGGTGAAGACTATGATCTCTACGATCTCATCCTCTCACACTTACTTAATGAAGGATATGCAGATACCAATGAAAATGCTCTTGCGATTATGGCAAATATGAGTGAAGAGTGGAGAGAAAGTATTGTTGATGAGGCATACCAAGAACCAATGCTTAATAGAAAACATTATCTTAAAAAACTCTCAACGAGTGGTGGTATGGGAATGGGAACTCCAGAAGACTCTCACGGATATAGAGACCCAAAAATGGCAAAAGTAGGTGCCGAGTTTTCAGAAAGAACAGCCGCTGCTGTAAAAGCAAAGAAAACTGGAGAACCAGATAGTTACAGAGCAGAAAAGGAAGCACAATCAAAATATCGTAAATAATATTTTTAATAGATGGCAACTGGTGCTATGGAAACTGCTAAATAAGAAAAACGAACACAATGAAAACCTTTCAACAATTCAATGAAGATTTAAGACAACTTCAAAGAAATTTGGATGCTCTTGATCGTCAAGCAGAACCTGGGCGAAAACTTACTGCAAGAAGAAAAGCAGCAGCGATCGCGGCAGGACAAAGAAGTAAAACTTTTGAAAAAAAATCTCGGCAAACAGCAGCAGATGTAGAAGCAAGACATCAACAAATGAGAAAATATTATAAAGAAAGATTAAAGAATAAAAATAAATAATCACGGAAGGTTGCTCTAACTCACTCGACTTTTAGTTGAGTGGGTTTTATAATATCTGTGCTCGGGGAATTAGCTCATTTGGTAGAGCACTGCCTTTGCACGGCAGGGGTGAGGGGTTCGAGTCTCCTATTCTCCACTTATAAATATTTGAAACAGTATTTGAGGTATTATGGCAACCAGCGCTACGGAAACTGCTAAACAAGAAAATGGATCCCGTGTATTTTTTGAGTCGGTAATTGAAACTGGAAAAGCACCATCAGATTCACTTATGTTGAAAGTTTATGATGGGTATAATACCGAATGGAAAAAAACTTATATAAAGCAAGCAGCAGCATTAAAAAAGTTTCTTGGTTCAAATAAAGGGTATGAGTATTCCAGAGATTCTGGAATAATGCCTTACATTGAAGGTATTGCTAAAGAAAATTGTGGAGTTTCTGTCAAAGATAGATGGAATCCTATGGATATTGTTATGGTTAAGAAAAATATGAAAAATACTGTTGAGGGAACAATAAGAGAACTTACTAATATTGATGGAAACAGTCAAAAAGCAAATTTATCTCTTTTGAATTCTTATATGAAAGAGGCATTAAAAGAAAAGATATTAATTGGAGTTTCTCTAAAGGCAATATCCAAAAATAAAAAAATTGCTAGTGTGGACTTAGCAAATATGGGTGGTGATAAAACTGGAAGAGTTAATATTGATCTTATTTCGGGCTCACTGAAATGCACTCTTACTTTGGGAAAAAAAGCAAACTTTTTATTTGATACTGGAGAACTTGGATTTGATTTAAAAACAGAATCTGGAGGACAAATTCATGGACAATCTAGAAACTTTCAATATTCCCAAGCAAGAAATGTAGTTCAAACCGATTTAACACCAAAAGGAAAAGATAGTGGAGCAAAACTTGGAAAAGTTTCTAGCATTGCGATGGATAAGTTTTTTATAGATCTTGGAATGACAAGACCATCTTCTGCAACTAAACACCCACATATCCCTGCTGTAGGTAAATGGAATGATGTTGATAAGAAATATTGGGTAGACTTGTTTAATAAATTAAAAACAAATTCTATGATAGATTTTGGTGAAGTTGCTGTATATCAAAATGGTAAAAAAATTGGAGATACTTTTGAAGATATTTTAGAAAACGCAATTATATATGAGACAAATGTTAGTGATAGAAGTTCTGCCGGAAGGTTTTCTTCAAAACTAATAGCAATGGAGTGGGCAAATACTTGGGTTGAGATTGAAAAGAAAAAGAAAACAAAAGAATGGTGTAGAGTTTTATATTATGGAGCAAAAAAAGAATTTGGTTCTGAAAATGGCCCATTTTTAAAAATATATTAATCAAATAAATAAAAGTATATCAAAACAAAATATGAAGAGTTTTTTCCAATTTCTAAATGAGGCAACTCAATCGAAAGCATCAATGCAAGCGAGAAAGTTAAACCTCAAGAGTGATGGACACGGTGGTTGGTTAAACACTCGTGGAGAATTGATCGCAAAAACAGAAAAAGGAAAATTTAAGTTTATTGATAGAAAAACTTCAAAAGATGTTGAAGAACCAACAGGAGAAAGAGAAGTATCACAGACATCACAAAAACAAGAAACCTCAAGAACACAAGCACAAGTTATTCCTCAATCATCAGAAGAATCGCAACAATCATCAGAGAAACAATCAGAAGAAGATGATTCTGTTTTGACTATTGTATTTGGAAGATTTAATCCACCAACAGTAGGACATCAAAAACTTTTAAGTGTAGCAAAAACAGCATCAGCAGGTGGAGATCTGAAGATTTATCCATCAAGAACACAAGACCCTAAAAAGAATCCACTTGATCCTGATATGAAGGTTTCCTATATGAAAAAGATGTTCCCTGATTTTGAGGAAAATATTATCAACGATTCTAATATGAAATCAATTTTTGATGTATTAGTTACTGCTTCCGAAGAGGGATATAAAAATGTAAATATTGTTGTTGGTTCTGATCGTCAGGCAGAGTTTGAAAATCTTGCAAATAAGTATAATGGAAATCTTTATAACTTTGATTTAATTAATGTAATCTCTGCAGGTATGAGAGATTCTGATGCTCCAGGAGTAGAGGGAATGTCGGCATCTAAAATGAGAAAGGCAGTTGTAGATGATGATTTTAAGACTTTTCGCAGAGGAACACCAAAGATATTAAGTGATGCTGACACAAGAGCACTTTTTAATTCTGTTCGTCAAGGAATGAATGTTAAAAAGAAAAGAGAAGTTGTTGAGTTATGGAAGATTGCTCCAAAGTATGATCAAAAAACCTTACGCGAAAACTATGTGAAAGGTAATATTTTTAAAATTGGAGAGATTGTAGAAAGTTTAAATACTGGACTTGTAGGTGAGATTATTCGTAGAGGAACTAACTATTTGATTTGCCTTACAAAAGAAGAGTATGTATTTAAGCCTTGGATAAAGGATGTAATGGAATATACAGAAAAGAAAATGAATAAGAAAGAAAGACTTCCTGGAAAACCAAATACTCTTGTCGGAACTTCTGGTTACTTTAAGTATGCTGCAGATATGACTCCAGGATTTGAGAAAGGTGATGAGACAAATCTACAATCAGGAGCAAAACCATATAAAGGTTATAGTCACATCAAAGAATTTATAAATAAGTATAAGAAGATAAAAAAAAGTATTTACTCTAATGTCTAATAATATTCTTAACGATATTTCAAAAGTTTATTTAGAGCAGGTTTTTTGTAAAGAATCGCATCTTGATCCCGTAGGCCAAGAAGATGCTGATATTGATAATGATGGCGACACCGATGAATCTGATAAGTATCTTCATAATCGTCGCAAAGTAGTTGGAAAGGCAATCTCAAAGAAAAAAGTAAAAGAAGGATTTTCAAATTGGAGAAATGATCTTTCTGACTTAATTGAAATTGTTGATATAAAAAAAGTAGAAGAAAAGAAAATAAGAAATAAAGTTGTAATCAATCCAAAACTTGGTGAGTCAGTAGAAAATCTTGGTGGAACTCTTTTAGAAATGATAGAACTTAATGAAAAACTTAATCTTAGAAAAGCAAAAATGCGTGATGTAATTGCTGATTTTTATATGTCTGATGCCCCACAATTTAAGGGAAAAACAAAAAAAAAACGTCGTCAAATGGCCATTGCTGCTAAACTTGCTGCAGAGCGTGGAGGACGTAGACTTGGAGAGCAGATGATTGATAAACCAGTTGCATCAACTCCAGACCCTGCACTAGAGAAAGAACGAGAAATGTTAGACAAGCAAAAGATTGCGAATATGAAAATGTTGCAACAAAAACAACAGACTCTGCAGAGACAAAGACTTCAAATGCAGAAGTCCGGAAAATTACCTTTAGATGTTGATTGATTGTTAAAATAAGGTAAAATTGCTAAATAAGATAGGAAACATTCATACAGAGGTTATTATGTCAGTCGCAATCGCATGGTTAGTTGCAAATCAAACACTTGTGTTAACTGTATTACTTGCAGTTTCAGAAGCACTTGGAGCAAATCCAAAAATCAAGGCAAATGGTATTCTTTCACTGATTCTTCTTCAGGTACAAAAAGTTCTGAAAGATAAAGGTGCAAAAGATATTACTCCTTGAGAATAAAAAAAATTAAAAAATAGAGGCTGCATATTGTGGTCTCTATTTTTTTATAAATACTTTTTAGATTAACGAATTAGTAGGTAAAAAGAATGGCAATCTGGGGAATTTCCACAACCACTGAAACAGAAGCAAATCGATATGGACTTCCAAAACATCTTTCCGAGAATGACCGTGAAAATACTCCTTGGAATTGCTTTGCAGATAATCGTGGGTGGGTTTACAGAAGGTATGGTACTTCAGAACAATCTGGTCTATCGACAACTTATTATGATGAAGTAATTGTTTCTGTTGCCGGATTAAATACCGCAGGATCCGCCTCAGATACTGGAGCAACTGGTCTTGCATCTGCAACTCCTGTCGCAGTTTTTTTTGAAGATCCAAATCAAAATTCTAGAATTTCTATTGGTGCTGGTGCAACGGATAAAATTAGAAATAGTGGACAAACTGCTTATGTTCACGTAGTTTGGAATGAAAATGTGTATTGTAGTGCAGGTGCCACGGTTCTTCTCAATAGATCTATAGGCACATCAGTTGTTGCAACGGCAGAATCAACTTCAGCAAATAGTGGAGTTGTAAATTACACTAATGATGATGGTGACTTTGTTTATAACAACTTTAATGGTCAAATTTCAAACCGTGTAGCATTTGCCTTTACATCTGGAAATTCAGGTGTTGGAACGATTTTTAGTATTAACATGTCTGCAGGAGTCGTAGGAACTATTACTGATTTTTCTGGTGGTGCCGCAGTAATCAAAACCTTTACCTCAGATATTCTTCGTCAAGTTGGTGGTGCTGGAACAGTTACAGATACTTCGGTTGGAATTGGGATCACGACTCTCACAGTTTCTGCATAATGTGATATGATTTTTAATGAATTGAATGAGGATAATTTTCTTTTATTTGCAATTAAACATTACGAAAATCCTCAGGCAGTAACTAAAGAAGATTTTGAAAAAGATTTAAATCATTTTAAATATATTAAAAGACTGTTGAAGAGATATAAGAACACTGGAGACTTAAAGGTTCACTTACTTCTAAATCATTTTATTATTCTTTATAATATCTTTGGTGAGGCAACCACACCAATGTTATTTTTTAAAATTGAAAAAGATTTGTGGTCTGCAATGAAATCATTTATTATGTTTTTAGGAAAATTTCCAGAATATCCAAAGTCCGACATTCATAATATTCAAGTTGATATTCATTGTCTTTCTCATCTTTATAGTATCTATAATGGAAAAGAAGATTAATAAAATTATTGAGTCCTTTCGTCATTTACGAAGATTAAAAGAAGATGGTATAGTAAATTCTGTAGGAACTGGTGGACTGACAAGCTCATCAACACCAATAGGAAGACTTGATGGATTTGATCCTGTTATGAGTTTAAAAAAAAGACAAATTAAATTGCCACCAGGACAACGTACGAGATGGATGAAACCTAAATAATCATAGATTACGATTTCATTAGCAAAGTGTCAAATTTATTAAAAAATAAAACTTTGCATTAAAAAAAATGTCAGAAGAAACAGTAAAAGTAGCTGTGTTAGAACAAAAATTTGCAGACTTTGCAAATATTGTTAATAAATTAGATGATGCAATTCAAAAATTAAGTGAAGTTAATACGAATGTAATTAAAATGCTTGCAGTTCACGATGAAAAAATTGAATATGGAGAAAGGACTGATGATTTAATTTTGAAGATGATTGAAAATGTAAAAGAGGAAAATGAAAAAAAACATCAAAAAACAAAAGAAGACATTGAAGATTTAGAAAATAAAGTTTCTGAAATTTCAAAAATTAAATGGATGACAGTTGGTTGTGGAATTTTGTTGGCAATATTAACTACTGCACTTTCAACTCTTGCATCTGGGTGGTGGACTCCTTCTGAAATGCAGCATCAAAGACAAGAACGAATTAAATAAACTTGACAAGTAGAAATAAACAAGTATAGTAATAATAATCCAATAGTTTCATCATGGACTTTATTGATGTAAAATACATCAATTTAATATCTTATCGCCTTCAAAAATTTAAAAAAGTTAAGAATAATCTTTATAACTTAAGATGTCCAATTTGTGGAGATTCTCAAAAGAATAAAAATAAGGCAAGAGGATACTTATATCAAATTAAGAATAATACAAACTATAAATGTCATAACTGCGGTATTAATATTTCTTTTAATAATTTTCTAAAACAACTTGATATTAAAATACATAAACAATACTCTTTTGAAAAGTTTAAGAAAGGACATACTGGTAAAAATTTTATTATAGAAGAACCTAAATTTGAATTTAAAGTTCCAACATTTAAACCAAAACTTGATTTACCCAGAGCATCTGAAAATTCAAGTGCATCTGGTTATTTGCAAGGAAGAAAACTAAATCCTGATAAGTTTTATTATGCTGAAAAGTTCAAGAAGTGGACAAATTCTTTAAAACAAACTTTTGATGATATAAAACATGAAGAATCGAGAATTATTATTCCTTTATTCTATCAAAATACTCTTGTCGGATTTCAGGGAAGAGCACTTGGAATCAATAAGATTAAATACATTACCATAATGCTCTATGAAGATGCCCCAAAAATATATGGACTCGACGAAATTGAAAAAAACAAAACTGTATATATTACCGAAGGACCTTTTGACTCAACATTTATTTCAAACTCGATTGCTCTTTGCGGAGCTGATGGTGATATTGATAAGTGGGGTATTGACGATTGTGTCTGGATATATGATAATGAACCACGTAATACAGAAATCCTATCAAGAATTTCCACAGTTATTGAAAAAGGACAAAAGGTTGTCATTTGGCCTTCAAGTATTCATGAAAAGGATATCAATGATATGATACTTTCTGGACTTGATGTTCAAAGTATAGTAGAATCTAATGTATATTTTGGATTAGAAGCAAAACTAAAATTTACTACTTGGAAAAAATATGAGTAACGGAATTAGAGTTAAAAAACGAAGTGGACATGTTGAGCAAATTGATCTTGATAAAATGCATGTAATGGTAGATGAGGCATGTAAAAATCTTGCTGGAGTTTCCGCATCTCAAGTTGAAATACAATCAGGAATTCAGTTTTATGATGGAATCACCACTGCCGAAATTCAAGAAATTTTGATTCGTAGTGCAAGTGATTTGATTGATCTAGAACATCCAAACTATCAATATGTTGCCGCAAGATTACTTTTATTTTCTGTTCGCAAACAACTTTATGGAAAGATGCAGGAACTTCCGCATCTAAATCAACATATTATGAGTTGTGTTTCGGAAGAAGTGTATGATAGTGAAATTTATAATAAATATTCAGAAGAAGAAATTGAAACTGTTAATTCCTTTATTCGTCATGATCGTGATTACATATTCACTTATGCTGGATTGAGGCAGGTAGTTGATAAGTATTTGGTTCAAGATCGTAGTAGTGGTGGAGTGTATGAGACTCCACAATTCATGTATATTATGATTGCACTTACAATATTTGCCGAATATCCAAAACAAACAAGACTCTCATACGTCAAGAGATATTATGATGCAATCTCAAAACACAGAATCAACATTCCCACTCCCATTATGGCAGGAGTGCGAACACCACTTCGTCAATTTGCATCTTGTGTTCTGGTTGATGTTGATGACACCCTCGATAGCATCTTTAGTAGTGATATGGCTATTGGCAGATATGTCGCACAAAGAGCTGGTATCGGTATTAATGCAGGTAGAATCCGGGGCATCAATAGCAAAATTAGAGGGGGAGAAGTTACTCATACGGGGGTTATCCCATTCCTCAAAAAGTTTGAATCAACTGTTAGATGTTGTACACAAAACGGGATTCGTGGTGGAAGTGCTACGGTCCACTTTCCAATCTGGCATCAAGAAATAGAAGATATTATTGTTCTTAAGAATAATAAAGGATCAGAGGATAATCGTGTCCGTAAACTTGATTATTCAATTCAAATCAGTAAATTATTTTATGAAAGATTTATTCAAGATGGTGAGATTACGCTTTTCTCCCCACATGATGTACCTGGACTTTATGATTGTTTCGGAACAACTGAGTTTGATTCTCTTTATGTTTCATATGAAAATAATTCGTCCATCCCGAAAAAAGTTGTTAAGGCACAAGAACTCATTCTTAATCTTCTTAAAGAACGTGCGGAAACAGGTCGCATCTATATTATGAATATAGATCATTGTAACACTCATAGTTCTTTTAAGGATCAGATTACAATGTCAAATTTGTGTCAGGAAATAACTTTGCCGGTTGTTCCTCTTCAACATATTGATGACGATGGACCAGAAGAAATCGCAACTTGTATTTTGAGTGCATTGAATGTTGGTAAAATTAAATCAGACGAAGAACTTGAGGAACTTTGTGATCTTGTTGTAAGAGGACTCGAAGAATTGATTGATTATCAACATTATCCAGTCAAGGCAGCTGAAAACTTTACAAAACGTCGTAGAGCATTAGGTGTAGGGTTTATTGGTCTTGCACATTATCTTGCCAAACTGGGATTTAAATATGACTCACAGGAGGCATGGGATGCAGTTCACGGGCTTTCAGAATCCTTTCAATACTTTTTATTAAAGTCTTCAAATCAAATTGCAAAAGAAAAAGGATATTGTGAGTCTTTTGGACGTACCAAGTATTCTCAGGGACTACTTCCGATTGATACTTATAAAAAAGATGTAGATGAGATTTCCAACATTCCTCTTCAGCACGATTGGAAGGCACTGCGAGCATCCATATCACAATATGGGTTAAGACACTCCACACTCTCGGCACAGATGCCCTCAGAGAGCAGTTCTGTGGTCTCTAATGCAACTAACGGCATTGAACCTCCTCGTGGATATTTGTCGGTAAAGAAATCCAAAAAAGGCCCTTTGAAACAAATTGTTCCACAATATAGTACTCTCAAAAATAATTATACCTTACTTTGGGATATGAAATCTAATCATGGATATATTAATGTTGTTGCAATAATGCAAAAGTTTTTCGATCAGGCAATATCAGGAAATTGGTCTTATAACCCAGAGAATTATTCAGATAACGAAGTTCCCGTTTCTGTAATGGCAAATGACTTTCTAACTACATATAAGTATGGGTGGAAGACATCATATTATCAAAATACTTATGATATTAAAACTGATGAAGTTGAGGTGTCGAAACCCACTTTGGATGAGTTGGTTGAAGAATTAAGTAAAGTAGAGGAGGGAGAGTGTGAATCTTGTGCAGTTTAAAATTCTTAATCAAAAAGAACAACAAACGCAAGTAAGAGGCATGACTGTTTTTAATACGGATCAGGTCAATACAAAAAAGCAACCAATGTTCTTTGGAAAACCTTTGGGAGTTCAAAGGTATGATTCATATAAGTATCCCGTTTTTGAGAAACTTACCACACAGCAACTTGGATATTTCTGGAGACCTGAAGAGGTATCACTTCAGAAAGATCGCGGAGATTATCAAACTCTCCGCCCAGAACAAAAACACATTTATACTTCAAATCTGAAGTATCAGATTATGTTAGATAGTGTTCAAGGAAGAGGGCCTGGTATGGCATTTTTACCATACTGCTCACTTCCAGAACTTGAGGCATGTATGACTGCATGGGAATTTATGGAGATGATTCATAGTCGATCCTATACTTATATTATCAAAAATGTTTATTCAGATCCTTCTGAAGTGTTTGATACTATTGTTGTTGATGAACGTATTTTGGAACGCGCCAAAAGCGTTACAGAATCTTATGATGACTTTATTCATACAGCACAGAGTTATGGAACATCCAATCAATGGATGTATCAACTTGAAGATGTACCATTAGCAAAAGAAACAAGAAATGATGTCAAAAGAAAGTTGTACAGAGCAGTTGCAAATGTTAACATTCTTGAGGGTATTCGGTTTTACGTTAGTTTTGCTTGCAGTTTCGCCTTTGGCGAACTTAAGCTTATGGAAGGATCCGCTAAAATCATTAGTCTCATCGCAAGAGACGAAAACCAACATTTAGCAATCACTCAAAATATCTTAAATAAGTGGAAAGAGAATGATGATTTAGAAATGAAACAGATTATGAAAGAAGAAGAAGAGTGGACTTATAAAATGTTTAATCGTGCGGTAAATGAAGAAAAGAGATGGGCAGATTATCTGTTCAAGGATGGTAGTATGATTGGACTTAATGATAAACTTCTTCAACAATATGTTGAATGGATAGCAAATCGTAGGTTGAAAGCAATTGGATTAAAGACACAGTATGATATTTCGGCAAGCAATAATCCACTTCCTTGGACTTCTCATTGGATTAATTCTAAAGGAGTTCAAGTTGCACCCCAGGAAACGGAAATTACCAGTTATTTGATTGGTGGAATTAATCAAGATATGAAACCTAATGCATTTAGTGGATTTAAATTGTAATAATACAATTAAAACTTATAGGTAGAGGAGGTAACCCCTCCTCTTTTTTTATAATTCACATTATAGATATTTTTTTTATAAATATCTAAATCATGTTTTAGATTATATTGATGAATTGCGATTACGATAATCCATGGTATTGCAATGGGAAACCTTTTGAATCTAAAGATATTGAAGATTATTTTGGATTTGTTTATTTGATAGAAAATAAATTAAACGGTCGGAAATATATTGGGAGAAAATATCTGTGGCAGTTTAGAACTCAAAAAAGAAAAAAAAGAAAAGTAAAATTAGAATCAGATTGGAAAAACTATTACGGATCTTGTCCAGAACTCAAAGAAGATATTATTAAATTTGGAAAACAGAATTTCACGAGAACCATTTTATCCTTACACAAAACAAAGGGAAGAACAAACTACGAAGAGACCAGGCAACTCTTTATCAACAATGTCCTCACAGAATCCCTTGACACCGGAGAACCAAAGTGGTACAATTCAAATGTTCTCTCGAGATACTTTAGAAAAGACTACTATGGAAGTAAAGACTGAAGATATTGTTTGTTATGTAAAAGAATGGTCACTTAAAAGAGTGGCAGACAAAACTATCTCAGAAGAGGATTCTCTTGCTCTTATTTCTGAGTTTTATGAATGGATTGAACCAGAGGGTGATCATTTGGAGATTTCCTATTTTGAAGAGGAATCTTGACAAACTCTAAATAATAAAATATAATGTTTAAGCAATCTTTAAAAAGATTGTTTTTTTATTATGAGATTTTGAGTGACAACTCTTAGAGCCGTGGAAGATGCCCTTCGGGAGTTGGGTGTACCCCTCTTCTATACGGATGCCGAATTCTATTAATTTTAATGCTACTATTAACAATTACTGCCCTAACAGTCTCAACTGCGTTTCAGTCACCACTATTTATACCAGTGAGTGTCTCACCAGTTCCTGAGAAAGAAAACTTAGAACTCACAATTCAAGACTTTTCAAATCAGAAAGACACCAAAGAATCAAAGGTCGAAAAACTAGAGAAGATTTGGAAATGTAAAGGGTGTAATCATACCGAAACTTATACTTTGAGTTACTTACAAAAACAAGGAATCAAAGATAAGAATGCTCTTGCCACCATTATGGGCAATATCAAACAGGAATCAGATTTTGTTCCTAATATCTGTGAAGGTGGGGCAAGAGTTTCCTACCAATCCTGTGGAAGCGGTGGATACGGATTGATTCAGTGGACGGATTCCACTCGATTTAATGGTTTAGGAAGACACGCTGCTCGTATAGGTTCCAGTGCTTCTTCACTTGATACTCAACTTAACTATATGTTGAATGAAGGTGATTGGAAAATGATTGAACCAAGAATGAAAACTCCTGGTAAATCTATCGATCAATATATGTACTATGCAAGTAAGTGGATACGTTGGGGACATCATGGAGCAAGAACTAATTTTGCATATAACTATGCAAAGAAATTGGTTCTTTCTGATGTCTAACTGAATATACAAAGGAGGTTTTATACCTCCTTTTTTATAAATAACTAAAAAGTATTTGTAAAAATGAACGCACAAGACTATCGCAATCTTCAAGAAGCATATACTGCGGTTTATTCTCCTCAGGAAGTTGATGAAGGACTTCGCTCTGCTGTAAAAAGACTTTTTGGCGGTGGTAAAAAAGAAGCAGAACCACCTAAACCAGAAAGTAGAGGGGAGCAACTTCGTAAAAAATATAATGTTGGTCCTGAAAAGTCTGATACCTCTGCGAAGATGCAAATTCTTAATCGTTCTCTTGCAAGAGCAAAAGAAGACCAAAAGACATATGGAGATTCTCCATATTCACAATCAGTTGCTCGACAATCAGCAGACGCACACAATCGTTATTTGAGAGCAGGTTATAGTAAGTATGGTGCTAATGATCCGAGAGGAAGTGGTAATAGAGCAAGAAGAAGAGCAGCAGCACTTAGTACGGAAGAATTTGAGTTTATTGTAAATTCTCTAGTCAAAGAAGGTTATGATCTTTCTTCATACACTTGGGATGAAATGTATGATATTTGTCTTAATGAAGCAGTAAGAGGTGAAGATCCTGAAAGAAGGAGAGCTCTTGCTGCAGAAAGAAAAAAAGGCATCAAACCACTCTCTGTTGCAACAGGTGAAAAATACGCAAATCGTCAAATATCTCAGATGGCATATGCAGAACGTATGAGAATGGGAGAAGAACTTGATATCTTTAATGTAGTCCTTGAGTATTTACTTAATGAAGGATATGCAGATACTAATGAAAATGCTCTTGCGATTATGGCAAATATGAGTGAAGAGTGGAAGCAAAGTATTATTACAGAAGTAAATCAGGAACCATTACCACCAAAAAAACCAATCAGAAAGAAAAAACCTTTTTTTTGGAAATATGGTTCAGGATATGCAGATCAGAGGCAGGGAGGCACCAAGGTTAGAACCACCCCTAAGGACTGGGATGAGTAAGCATTAAAAGAAGAGTGTTTAATTTCAATTTTGGCAAAAAGAAACCAGATATAAAATATGCAATAATTGCAGTAACATTATCAGTTATAACTGCAACACTTTCTCAATGCACCGGCATATCTCAAAATAATCTTTGGGATATACTGGATGAAATTCAAAGAAAATATTTTCCACAAACTATATTGAATGAGTTTATTATACAAGATGATGAGAAATTGAAAAGAAGAATTGATAGAGATGTGAATAGAGCAATCGATGATATAACACCAGAGTATAATCGAATTATTTCTGATGATGATAAAAAATATCAACCCAGATATTTCGAAAAACCAGTAGATACTTCTGTGTGTTATACTGATGAATGTAAGGCACTTGGAGGTGAAATGAGAATCTGTGCTCCTTGGGTCGACTCGTGCCCTAAAGAGTGATATACTGAGTTTATGGGCACGTAGCATAATGGATAATGCATCAACCTTCTAAGTTGCCGATTGCTGGTTCGACCCCAGCCGTGCCTGCTTAAGGAAGGATCTTGGAATAAGATACGTCTTTGGAGTTGGGAAAAAATCAAGGCAGAACTGGACAAATGCGATATGCTTTGTGCTAACTGTCACCGCGAACTCCTTACAAGTGGTAAGTCTCTGGTTCGAATCCAGCCTGAGCCGTTCGGGCATTAGCGCAGTTTGGTAGCGCGTCCCGTTTGGGGCGGGAAGGTCAAAGGTTCAAATCCTTTATGCCCGACTTAGAGACATATGAGGAGAATAGCACCGATGGTCGGTAAATCGTCTTGAAAACGATGCCAGGTGAAAGTCTGATAGTTCGATTCTATTATTCTCCGTTTGACATTATAAAAAATATTTGCTACTATATAAAGAGTTGAAGAGATTGGAAAGTCTGATGAGTTGCACGAGAGTTCGAATCTCTCCAGATCCATTACTTGGGTCTGCTCTGGAATCGACAGTTCATCAAGATTCTAATTGTTGACGCAACAAACAAACAAACGCAAACAACATTGTTGCATTCACTCGTCAACCAGTATTGGTTTGACTCTAAAAGAGTGAAAGGGGTTATAAGTTTCCTTTTTACCCAAAACTTACAAGAAGGTGTAATGCCTTCTATTTTTTTGCCCTATAAGCATTGTGGTGATGCAGCAGTTTTGTAAACTGCAGAGATTGGTTCAATTCCGATATAGGGCTCTTGACTTTCATAGTCAAAAGTCTTAGCATTACAAGTGCGGATGTAATTCAGTGGTAGAATGGCTGGTTTCCAACCAGCTCGCCGCCCGTTCGAATCGGGTCATCCGCTTGTATAAATAATCAAAAAAGTATAATGGAACGACTATATAAACTTTTAAGTGATTCTCAATCGTCACTTTTTGTTTTATTTCATAAAACTTGGGCATATCATTGGAATGTAGTTGGAAGTGATTTTACTCAACTTCATCAATTATTTGGTGAGGAGTATAATACTATGTTTGAAGAAATTGACAGAATTTCAGAACATATGAGATACTTAAATATTAAACCTTTAAGTTCTCTTTCAAGAATGCTTGAAGTTACTCAAATACAAGAGTCACCAAGTTCAACAGGAGCAACTGAAATGCTTCAAGAACTTCTTAATGATAATATTAAGTTTTGTGAATTGATGAAAGAAATTTCAGAAGAATCTGAAGAACAAAAGCAATATGCAACTGCTAATTTAGTTCAAGACTTAATGGAATCTCATGGAAAATTTGTCTGGCAATTAAAATCTCATTTACAATAAATGGAGTATGAACAATGATATTAATTAGATGTAAATTCTGTAACAAAGAACTTACAGGAAATTCGACAAGAACTGTAAGCTGTGGATGTCCAAATATGGCAACAATTACAGGAGATAAAATTTCTGCGGTTGATTTGAAACAAGTGGTTATGCTCAACGTAATCAAACAAACACCAAAAACAAATGTTCTGAAACCAGAAGATCTCGTTTTTCAAGAGGAGAGACGAAATCGCAAAGTTCGTAGATTGGAATTTGAGGTTCGATGAGATGTTATGAAATCCTCATAATCTTAAAAACAATAAAAATATAATATATTATTAATCTTTATTAAAAAGTTATGAATTCTCACGACTATGATAATTGGGTAAAGATAAAGAAAACTCTTGAATCTTCAAATAATACTAACAATTTTTTTTATAAAAGATCTTGTGAAATTGTGCAGACTAAAAAAGATCCCTTATTAAAAGATCTTAGAGACGACAAAAAAAGCAGTTGACTTTGAAATTTTTTTGTATTATACTTATAGAGTAATCAATCAAGCTAATGTCTTTAGTTTCAAAATTTAAAAAGAATATCGACACTCTTCGTTCTGCTGCAAAAGGTGAAATTTATTTAGATGTAAAAAATCCAAAACTTTATAAAAAATTAAATCGTTATTATCGAAATGAGGGAGTAGTATTTTCTGACGATCCTCTTGATAATTATGATATTCTGATTGAGTGTATCTTACAAGATCTTGAGACTGTGGGGGTTGTATGACAAAAGTTCTTCTT